AGTCCACCATCTAGTTTGCCTGACAGTGCAACGTTTACCATAGGTACAGACGTTGGTGCCATATCTTTCTTACCAAAGACTTTTGAGTCCATGATAGGAGCGGTCGACTTGATAGTCGAGTTCTTTGCGAGTTTTTCCATTAAGGATGACATTTATAATTCTCCATTGTTTAGATTTTGTTTCATTGCGCCTATTATAGCATCAACCCGTGTATATGTCAAACAGTTTCTTTTCAAATTGTTCAATCTTTCCTGTACGATTAGGCCAAAGAATATATTCTTTCTCTGGGTTTGCCTTAAGGCTATTAAGTAGTGGACTAATAGAGTTATACAACTTGTCCAACTTCGTTTGTAATTGATCAGCAGTGCCACTTGTCTCTGTGATCTGAATGTTTGCTTTTTGTACCGCTTCTAGTTCTGTTTCATCGACTGCGGTAAAGCCGAAATCAAATATATCGTCTGTCATGAGAAAAATCCCTCCAATGAGTTTATGTGTTCAAGTTCCCAGTTGATGGCATCAGACACCATCTTCAACGGCTCTTTGAACGTTTTGTTAAATTGAGTTTCATAGTCAACATCACTATCTAGACCAAACTCTTTAGGCAAAAACTGCGGAAAAGATATTACATTTTCCATCAGAGGATTAGGCATTTTCATGTAACAGAATTTTACCTTACTGCCATTCTTAACTTCTTCTACAGACAAACCATACTTCTTGATCTGTTGATT